ACACGCCCACTTAGTCACCTCGTCTTTGTCAAACTCTAATGTGGAAGCCACATCTTTTAACATTGACTTTGCAAAACCTATTTGTTTATCTGTTGCACCTGCTCTTGATGCTGGACCTGAGTTGAAAATCATTGGTTTGACCAATTCAGGTTCTGTGTCATTTAACGCCTTTTGCATCTCTTCTCTTGATGGTCTAGGCGCACCCTTTTTACTAAAAGTGAAATTAGCCAAAGCCCTGCCGATTGCAGAAGTTTCTGCTAGTTCTAGACAATTCTTTGCAAAAGCCCCAGCAGTTTTAACATTCTCATCTGCTAAACCTGTGGCAACACATCTGTCACCAACCCAAATTTTGGCTTTAACAATGTAATGACCCTCATTATGTGAAACCAATTCAGTTTCAATACGACCATCCTCTAAATGGTCAGCCCAAAAAGATTTAATTCTGTCTTCAACTAATTCATAAGAACTTAAATCCCAAGCCATCAGAAGTCCTCTCCACAGATACAAACCCATTCATAGCACGAGATGCACTTTCGTTCTTGCATATCTGCCTCGATTTGTAACCATTTGATTTTGTCTTTTAGGTCAAGTTTTGACCAGATGCTTTCATCAGTTATTTTTACCATAATCACCTTTCCTTGTATAACACAAGGTATAGGACAGGTCTGACAATTACAGGCTTTGTGGGGCTTTCAGCGTGTTTTCTAAGGTTTCTACTCTTTTGCCTAAATGTTCAATTTTACGTTCAACCCTTGCAATACCCAAAGCTACATCAGTTAAACTGCGACCACCATTAGTATTTTTTTGAATTTGAACAGTTCTGGCATCAATGTAATTTGTGATAGGTCGAACAATCGCATATTTAGCAATAACGAAAACCACACCACCAATAGCAGATAAAGCACCTGCGATTTGGCCACCCATAATAATTGCTTCAGTCATCAGAATCCCTTAAAGGCAAAGTTACTAGCCATATTACCAAACCACCAATGATTAAATAACCAGTTACAATTTTCGCTGACCCATCCAAAGTGAAATAAGCAATACCAAGACCCACATAAGTCCAAACATCACCTGACATAGCAACAACATATTTTTTAACCCAATTCATTATTTCTTAAACTTTCTACTTGAAGATTGTGATACAGAAACAGAAGCCATTGAAGCTATCTGGGTAACAATGATTGCACCCACAACAACAGATTGTGATTCTTCACGTTGCTCTTGAGTCATATCAGAACCAACATTCAAAATCGCTTCAGTCGCTGCAAAGATTTGTTCAACCCCAGGTATTTCTGCAAGCGCAGTTGGTATTTGTAATTCTATAGTGTTTTCAGCAATGTAAAGTTCATTAATTTGCTCTTGTATTTGTTCTTCAAGTTCCTCTACACTTAACTCAGGTTCAATGATAGGAGTTTCAATTGTTTCTGGTTCAACTATTTGCTCAATTATCTCTGGTTCTAGCGTTGCTGTCTGTGTCGGCTCTGGCATTGGTAATGTCTCTGGAGTTACCTGAACAGAAATCGCTTCGTCATTTGAGTTATCTGTTATTGGTTCTTGGGTTGGTAATGGCGTTGATTCTTGTGTTGGGGTTGGTGTAGGTGAAACTTCTGTTGGTTCGGGTGTTGCGCTGGGAGTTGGCTCACTTGTGGGAGTCGGCTCTATTGTCGGCTGTGGGGTTGTTGTTGGTGTTGGCGTGGCTGTTGGAATGGTTGTAACACCAGACCAAGTTAAAAGATAAGTTCCTGTTGGGAATTGTGTTTGATTGCTTGCCATCCAAGCAAAAGAAGTTGCACGAATAAAATAAAACCCTGTTTCAATAGGTGCTGTAATTATTGAAGCTAAAACATTTGTGCCAGAATGTGCGCCATCATCATCAGCGCGAAGTTTTGTTGCACCTTGCCAAAGTTCAATCCAAGAATCAATAAAGCCTGGGTTAGTTTGTGGTGTGCCATTTGTTGTTTGTACAGTTAAAGTTGTTGGTTCAGTAGCCTCAATTGGAATATCAACGTATGGCACTTCAGGTGTCAAATTGATTTGTTGCTCGTCAGCAAAACTCGGTGACATAACAGAAGCTAAAAGAACAGCAAACAAAACTAAGCGCAGTTTTGTGCGCCTACCCAATTAGGCTTCCAATACAGCTTTAGGGTCTAAGTCTTTTCCTGCTGACCAACGAATGTTGTCACGCATTTCAAAATGCAAATGTGGACCTGATGAGTTACCAGTATTACCACTCAAACCGATTTGTTGGCCTTTGATTACTTTGTCACCAGGTTTGACATCAAGTTTTGAAAGATGAGCATAAATAACCCATCCACCCTCAACTTTTTGTACAGCTTGTGTTCCGTAAGATTTTCCCCAGTTTGCTGGTTCAATTTTGCCATCTGCAACAGCAACAACTGGTGTTCCTGTTTTGACAGCGAAATCAACTCCTGTGTGATAACCCTTTGACCACATCTTGCCTTTTTTCTTATACGCAGTTGTTATTTTTCCGTTTACGATTGGTGAACCCATTAAATAATCATCCCTTTGAATTGTCTAATCTCTGAAACAATATCTGATTTGCCGTTGTGGTAAACCATACAAGAAATAGGTGTACCAGGTTTGGCTTTGAAGAACCAAGAAAGTGTGAACTGAACAGAAGTGACATCTGCTGGCACAGCGTAAGTGTTTGTGCCAGTAGTGTCATTTTTGCCTTTGTAATCTCTTGAGTAATTCATTTTTATATACGTTGGTCTGCCTGTTTTAGGTAAAGTTAAATGCAGTTGGGATTCCCAAAAACAATTACCCTCACTTGTTGGGTCAATGGCATCTTGACCATTGAGAACCATAGGTGTCCACACATTAGGTTTGAAAGACTGTTTAACTTTGTCGTCTTTCCATTGAATGTACAAAGTTACTTGCTTTCTTCTTTTTTGTTAGCCTTTTTGAATATTGCATCAACTTCATCTTGAGTTAATTTACCGTCATCAAGAAATGCTTTCGCTAAATCTGTGATGATTCTGGAAACTGCAAGTGCGCCAGCAATAACAGCAGAATTTAATGGCTCTACACCAATAAAAGAACCAGCACCGATTGCTGGTAGAGCTGTGACTAAAAATAAAGCTAGTGACCTTAAAATAACGTCTTTTAATATTTTTGCGTTCATTAGAACCTCTCTAAAAATAGAAGCGCAGGTTCTTAGTTCTATTCTATACTTGTTTTTGCCAAATCTTTGATATTACGTTTTCCAAAGGTATTATTTCTTCTGTTCTAGGGTTCTTAAACATAAATTCTTTAGACTCAGCATAAGCCAATAAATCTGCTTCTGTCACAAAACCTATTTCTGGTGCATCATCTGTTGCAACACCTACCAAGTCTAAATCTTGTGGACTTAATTGATTGTTATACCAAGGTAAATATCCACCATCCATAACATATTCGGGTATTGTTCCATCAGCGTTAAGTGTGTAAATCACAAGTTTCATTTTTGCTCCAAAACTAAATCAGTATTAAGGGTTTGCATATTTCTTGAAGCAGCGTAAATCTCTGGACTTTTCTCAAACTTGTCAGCAACAAGGTTCAACCACATAACCACGCCCTCGTGAGTTGGTGTCAAACCATTGTTTAACGCTTCCTGTTCAGCCTCTAGCAATGCTGTGACTTCTTGTTGTGCAACAGCACCATTAATACCAAGTTGGAATAAATAAATATGATTACCCTCATCTATTAACCCACCACGACTTCTTGCTGCTGTAAGGGCTTGATTAAATGCTGTCATAATATGGTATCTGGCTTGGTCTTTTTCGTAATCAAGTTCAGTTAGATGGTCTTTACCAAGTGCTTTGAGGATTGTTTCGTATTGGTCTAATGCGTTTGCTAATCTACGAACAGCACCACGACCCGAGGCTTCAATGTTAGCAATGTTGATTTTTAACTCATCAATATCTATTAAAAGTGCATCAGATTGTGAGTCTTCAACTGACATAAGTTCACGCTCTTTGCGTTCTAGTTTAAGTTTTTTTCGTCTAAGTTTAATATTGGCTTCTTCAAGTGCTTGTCTTGTTCTTTGAATCACAGCCAGCAAATGTTTAGCAGAATTGATTGGTGTTAAATCGGTTACATCAAGGGTTGCAACTTTGAACTGTGAAGAAGATTTATTAAAGTTTTCTGTATCAATATTTGCTAAAGGCAATATTGTTTCTATTTTTTTTAATACAGGTTCGTATTGTTTAGGTAAAATTATTTCAATTTCATTCATCACAATCCCCCGTGTCCATTAGAACAAGATGATAGTCCACCCTTACTAGCACTTAAATCGCCAAAATCTGTGGCGTTACCTGTTGTTGCTATTGTTATGAAATCAATAACATTGAGGTATCCAGTACTACTACCACCACCCCATAAACCACGAGAAGTTGATGAACAAGAACTGGTTTGGATTCTTGCAACAGTCAAATCACCAAAATCTGTGGCGTTACCAGCACTTGCAATAGTCACATAGTCAATAACATTAAGGTTAATAACGGCATCAGTACCACCACCCCAAACACCTCTCGTTGATGACGAACAAGCAGCACTCCAAAATGTGTTTCTTGTTAAATCACCAAAATCTGTAACATTTCCAGCACTAGCAATTGTTACAAATTCAATAACATTTATTACTGTATCATTTGATAAATAACCACCACCGAACAAACCACGAGTAGTTGATGCGCAACCTGCAACACCAAACTTATTAGCACTCAAATCACCAAAATCTGTACCATTACCAGTAGTTGCAATCGTGATAAATTGAATCACATTATTAAGTGAGGGTTCACCACCAGCAAATAAACCACGAGTACTATTTGATAAACCACCTTTCCATTTATTATTAGCATCAATTAAATCACCGAAATCTGTGGCGTTACCAGTAGTTGCTATTGTCACATAGTCAATAACATTGGAACTTACACCACCAGCAAAAATACCTCGTGTAGAAGAAGCACAAGCACTACTCATATCGCTCCTACTTGTAGTCAAATCACCAAAATCAAGTGCGTTACCAGTAGTTGCTATTGTCACATAGTCAATAACATTAAGGCTTACTGTTGAAAACCCACCACCGAACAAACCACGAGCAACATCAAGACCAGCAGCACCAAAACCATAGGCGCGTGCTGAAGCACCAGCAAAAGAACCAACAATAGGCATAATCGTGATTCCCTTTTATTTGAACTGGGTTTGCGAAGCCAAAATTTTATAGGTTGGAGTCGCAGCAGTTTTAATTATTGTAAAAGAATATGCATCAACTGAGGAAACATTACCTGCTGAAAACGCAACACCACCTTGAAAAATCGGTGTGCCAGCAGTTCCGTCAATTTGAAAAGCAGTTGGATAATAAGCAACAGTTCCATTAGTATTCAAAAAAACGTGAGTAACTGCCTCATTTGTTTGTATGTATGATGCAGCAGTTGTTGTGGAATTTCCACGAAAATTAACAGTAAAATTGCCACTTGCATTTGTAGTGTAATAAGTTACAGAAGTATCTGCTATGTCAACAGTAACTGTTCCAGTTGCAGCAGTAGCAGAAATAACAGTCAATTCTGATGGTGAAACTAAATCAGCACGATAATTATTTAGAAAGGAATTTGTATCTGAGGCTGTTAATACCTCACCAGCCGTAAATGTTTTGCTTGCCATTAATATCTCCTAAAAACCTAACCTGTTTGTATCAAGAATACCAAACTCTAAGTCATTCAAAACCAAACTTGCATAATCTAAGGTTTGAAAACCAAAAGTAATTCTGTGAGACATTGGAAGCATCTCATGGTCAATCTTAATAATAGTTGCATATTTGTCTATCTGCGACCCAACATTGTTTGGGGTGAACTTAACACGCGCTGTGTCACCAATTTCAAGACCTAGCACACTTGCTTGGTCACCACTTGATAGGGCCTCTAATTGGACTGTAAGGCTCTCAAAACGGTACTCAGGCTCAGAATATTGACCAAGAAGATAATTAGCCAACTCGAGAGCATCAGCATCAGTATTCATCAGAAGACCAGACTGAATTAGAGCTTGTTGTCCATAAGAGTTAATAGAGTCATCATCTTGAACAATTGCTGTTCCACCGTTCTCCCTTTCTATCTGAATGTAGTTATACAAAAGTTCTGAACCGTAAACAACTTGCACATCACTAAATTCAACACCTGTGCCATCATCAGAAAAAGTTACAAGACCAGCAGAAACAGGTGCAACGCTTCTATCTTTGAAAACAATGAAACCATCAGCACCCATAAAAATAGAACCAGGTTCAGTACTTGTAACAATTTGCAAATATTCTAAAACGTTTGTTCCGTCTTCAATAACGTCAGCTTGAAGAGTTGTTGCACCAGTATCAATATCTCTTAAAGAGGATGGCCAATTAACTTCAGTTCTATCTAAGATTGCGTTTATTCTTGCACCAGTTTTTTGTGAAGTTTCAGTACTTGCAGTTAAAGCTCTTTGTGCAAGCAATGTGAAACCATCAACACAATCAGCACTAGCCAAAGATAAACCTGAAATATCGTAATTAAGATTCCAGTCATCAACAACACCGTAAAAGACTGCTGAACCACCTGTTTCAACTTTGATTGTTCTTTTAGGAATGATTTGACCAAAGAAAGGGCTTGCTGTGTTCTCAGGGTCAAAAGCACGAGAGTTGTTATTAAATTCAATTGCTGCGCCACCTGCTGTGAACCTGTCTAACTGACGAGACTTACCACGCCTTACAGAAACGGAACGCACATACTCTGTAACGTCATAAAATAAAGTTCCACCAAGTGTGTATTCAGTATTATCTAAAACACCCTGAACAGGGTCATCAAGAATAAAAAAAGGACCACCAAGAGCTGATAAATCAAAACCTATTTCAACAGTTGTTGCAGGAATTGCCATTACGCACTCGCAAAGACTGGGCCAGAAGTCTTCTCAAACTTTTTAATTGCATCAACGATTTCTCTACCAACTTGTGAACCTGAAGTTCCAATACCAGCATTAACCACAATGTTGTAAGTTGCACCAATTCCAGCATTTGAACCTGATAAAGGAACAATTGCTTCAGGGCCAGCCTCACCAATCATTCCAATTGTTGGACCAGTAACAATTCCACCTTTTGCAAATTTAGGTATTTTTACAGTAGTTCCACTAAATATTGTTGAACCACCTTTGTACTTAGGGTCAGTCGTAAACTTTGCGTTTGCATCAAGAATTGATTTCAAAGAAACATTATTTGCAGCAGCAATTTTGCTTAAAGAATCCCCAGGTTTAACTACCACAGTTTTTGCACCTGAACCACTAGGGGGTGTTCCAGGTGCGCCACCACCTGCACCTGTTGTTGTTGTACCAGTTAAACTTTCACGAAGTCTGTCTAATTCTGTTTTTGCTGATTCTAAAGCTGATTTAATTCCTGCAACAAGAGCTTCACCTTGGTTTACTCCTTGTTGATAAAAAGTTTGTGCGCCTAATTCTCCAACAGTCGTTGCAACAGCATTGACAGATTCCAACAATGTATTGACTTGACCCACAATTGTTGCCCCACCAGCAATCAATTGGTCAGCAATTAGAGTTCCAGCCTCAAAGCCAGTATCTAAAATTTCTCGAATACCTCGCTCAGATAAACCTAATTGAATAAGTTGCTTAACTTTCTCAGCAAAAGTTTTAGCATTGTTAGCTTGATTAGTTATAGTTTCTAGGAAACTTTCTGATTCAATCGCAGCACCAAAATCAATAACATCTGTGACAGAACCACCGATAGTATCTCTTAAATCCTCAAATTTGTTTTTAATAGAATCTAAAGAACTTTCAGCACCAGATAATGATTCTTGCAAATTATTGACAACGGATTCTTGTAGTTTGATATTTGAATTAATCAAAGCCTTTTGAGCATCAGATAACCCTTTGACTTTCTTTGTGGCTTTATCAACAGCATCTGCAAATTGTTCTTCTTTTGGAATTACAAAACCTAAAGATTTTGCTAGCTGTTGATATCTTTCCCCTGAAAGTTGAGTTGTTAAAGCATTTTGTTCATTAGTTTTAATGACTTCTCTGCCTCGGTCTCTTAAAAATTCATATCCACCAGCAAGCCCACCAATAACAGGAATTGCAGCAATTAATTGACGTAAATTAAAACTTTCAGGCAAATAGCCAGCAGCTTTAGCAGCAGCAATAAAACTATTAACCATGTCATAAATATCTTTAGTTAAATCAGCAACACCTACTGTGAAACTTGCAATGTCCTCACCAGCAGTTGTGATTGCAGAACCAAAATCTTCAGCAGCACCACCTGGGTCAGAGAATAAACCCATTGCTGTAATGAGACCAAAACCAATTTCTTCTTTTGCCTCTTCAACTCTAACTTTAAGAATTTCCATCTTGCCTTGTAAAGTCCCTGCTGCTGCAGCAGCTTGACCTTGAAATTTATCTGCCAAAACGCCAGTAATTTTATCTAAATCTTTTGTTTCTAAAACACTTTTACTTAAACCAACACCAAGTCTTTGTAATGAGGTGTACTGCCCCCCTGCTGCCTTTGCAAGGGCAGTTGTCACACTTTCTAAATCGCGCCCAGTACCAGCAGAAATGTCCATTGCCAAAGAACTAAGTTTTTGTGCTTCAGATAAATCGCCTGTTGCAAGAACGAGTCTGTTAATTGCTGGTCTAAGTTGGTCATCACTCACTCCAGTTGCAAATGAGGTAGTGCTGATATAGTTTTCTAATTCTTTAATTTGTTGGTTTGTTGCATTTGTTGTGTTACGAATAGAGTTTGCTAATTGAACTTGTGCTTTTTGGTCTGCTAACGCACCTTTGACTGATGAAGCAAAAAAACTTACAATTTTTTGAGCAGCAAAAACTCCTGCAAAAGACTTACCTAAAGTTTTTACAGTCTTATCAAAGCCACCTATTTGCTTGTTAGCGTTTTTGATACCTTTGTCATTAAACGTTGAGACAATCGGGACTACAATGGCCATTTTATTTAACCCTATTCTCTATGCGTAATTTAATATTTTTAAGTTCAGAATATTTAAGAATAATGCTTTCAACGTTTCGTGTGACAAATGGTTTCATTCTTTCAACAGCAGGGTAAACATAACGTGATGCTTTACCACCTAAAGCCTTAATCATAAATGCGCCTTGACCATTCAATGTATGAGTCATAAAAACGTTGCCTTTTCGGTATTCTTTCGATTGACCACCGTATTGAATTTTACCTCTTCGACCTGCCATGTCAGCAATTTCTACAGCAGCACTTGAAGTCCTAACTGTTACCAATCCTCTTCGACCTGCTTTTTGTCTTAAATCAACTTTTCCTGTAACTGTTACCTTTGTGGCAGTCCAACTTGTTCTACCACCATGATTAAATCCTTTGCCCATTCTGTCACTTGTTGGAGAGGTGACAGGAATATTGCTTTTTATCGCAGCATAAAGAGGTTTGATTTCAGTAATTAATTCTTTTCTTAAACTTTTATACATTTCAGGTTCAATAGCTTTTATTTCTCTAAGCATTGCTGTTGCACCATAAATTGTTGGTATGGTCATATTAAAATTGTCATTATTGACTTGCAACATAGAACTGTCTGGTATGAAACCCATTTTTAATTACCTTTACCGTTTGCAGAATGTTTCCAACGTAAATACATTCCCATTGTGAAAAGCATACGGTCAGATTCTTGTAAAAGCAAAGAGGGAGAGATTCCAGTTTCACAAGCAAGATAAGCGATATACCAATGTTGGCTGGAATCCCCCAACGGAATTATTTTGGGTCGTTCTCGCTTACAGTTATTGAATCAACTTCATCTAACCAAGAATCAAAATCTTTTTTAGTCGCATTGTTTCTCTTTTCAGAGTGCCACGCAAGAAATAATAGGTCAGTAAGTTTGAACTCTGTTTCAAGTTTTGCTACTGACCTATTATATTTGTCTTCAAACGCAACTAGGTCTTTTGCTGAACAGATGATTTCTTTTGGTTCACCTGATATGTATTCAACGCGCAGATTGATTTTCATATTTAGACTGTTCCTCTTACAACTGTTCCTGATACTGGCCAAGTCACACTTAGGGTTGCGATATCCCCCACGCTACTAGCGAATGGTGAATAGGCTGTTACTAAACATGTTGCTGTGTATTTTGGTTGGGTTGCTGAAACTGTTCCTGATGCACTTTGAATAATTACTGTAGCAATTGAGCCAAGTAAAGGATTCAATGTTGCATCAACTGAACCTGCTGCAAAGTCTTGCATGAAGTTCAAAGTTATTGATGCGTTGTTTAAGCCACCGATTCTTGAACGCCAAGATTGACCAAAAGCTGTGGTCTCTAGGTCGTCTGCTTCTTGTGATAATTCAACTGAATTTAGATTCGTTGAAAAATCAACACCAGCAACGGTGATTTTGTAGTCTGTTGCTGCAAATTTTGCCATCTGTTATTTTCCTTTTTTCTAGTCTGCGTAGCAAAGAACTGAAAACTCTGCTGATAGATATGTTACCTCACCAATAGGTATCTGCCCATAGTTTCTCATCTCACTAACCCTTGTATCAAAGGCTTTGCCACCAAGAGTTTTATCTCTCTCGATTGCTAGTTTGATGCTGGATGAACCTGTGCTTGACACAAATCCATCAAGTTTATTTTGCGCTGTTCTCTCTTCTACTCTGCCAACAATTACTAAAACATTGAATGTGTAAGTTTGCATGCCTCTTTTGAATGAATCGTCAAAGGAAACTGAAACAGGCACAACGATTGCAATAGGTGGGTTTGGGTTGTCTGGCACAAAAGAAGAAGTTCTTAAACCTGTAATGGTTGCAAGGTTAGTTGCTATACCTGTTCTTAAATCTGTGATTGATGCCATTAGGCAAAGTTTCTCATTCTCTTGTAAGGCATAACAAGTTGTGCAACATCTGGGTCAAGCTGAGATGAAACTCTAATTGCGCCCATGTCACCAAAGCCAGCAATACCAAGAGGAGAGTCTAAACGTTTGTAAATTCTTGATGCTTGAATAATACAAGCCTGTTTAATTGCAATTGGTACAGATGGCCAACCGTAAACACCTATAACTTTAATTAATGCTTCACCACCTGAGATAGGCCAAAGGTAATCTCCAACAGCTCTAATGGTTGTGTAAGGCCAAGGGATTCCATCAAGCACACCGTTAAGTGGTTCAAGTTGGTAATCATCTGTTCCCCAAGTTGTGTCAAAAACACCATCAGCGTCTTGTGCTGTGGTAATTGTTACTGTTCCGTTTGCAAGGTCATCAACTTCAACAACGTAATCATCTTGAGCTACAAAATATCGTGTTGCAGTTCCGTAAGAATAAAATTGACGTGCAGCATAACCATCTATCAGTCTTGAAGCAGATTCAACTGCCATCTCTAACAATGAATCATCAATAGT